CTGGAAGGATGGCACATGCAGTTCCTAATATGGCACAAGTTCCCGCTGTCTATAGCCCTTACGGCAAAGAGTGCAGAGGACTATGGACAGTTGATGATGCATCTAAGTATCGCTTGGTAGGTGTGGACGCCAGTGGTCTTGAACTAAGATGCTTGGCACACTACATGAATGACCCTGCGTATACCAACATTGTATTGACGGGTGATGTACACACAGCCAACCAAGAGGCAGCAGGATTACAAACGAGAGATCAAGCCAAGACTTTTATCTATTCATTTCTTTATGGTGCAGGTGCAGCTAAGATTGGCAAGGTAGTTGGTGGTGGTCCCAAGAAAGGACAGCAGTTAATAACTAAGTTCTTAAATAACATGCCAGCCCTGAAAAGATTAAGGGAACAAGTAGCTATGTGGTCTTCTAATGGTACAGTTACAGCCTTAGATGGTAGACTGTTACACATTAGATCAGAACATGCAGCACTAAATACTTTACTACAGGGTGCTGGTGCTATAGTATGTAAGCAGTGGCTTGTTCATATCATGGAACGAGTTATTAAAGCTAAGTTAGATGTAAGATTAGTTGCTTCGATACACGATGAGTATCAGTTTGAAGTAGCTATCCCTGACATAGAAAGATTCTGTAGGCTAACAAAGGAGGCAATGACACAGACAACAAAGACACTGAAGATGAAGTGTGAATTAGACTGTGATTATAAAGTTGGAAAAACATGGGCAGAGACACATTAAGAAAGGAAATGTAGTGCAAGAAATAAGTATTTGTCCTGAAGATATTCAGTATGCTAGAGAAAAAGCAATTGAAATGGGTAGAATAAATAATTCTATAACAAAAGGTGAAGGAAATATAGCTGGATTTTTAGGTGAGATAATAGTCTCAAATTTGCTAACGTCTGTAGGTATTAAAAATAAAATACATAACACTTATAATTATGATATCGTTTGTAACGATATTACTATTGATGTTAAAACAAAAAGAACAAAGATGAAGCCTAGAGATTATTACGAATGTTCTATAGCAAAAACTTCTACACATCAAAAGTGTACTCATTATGTTTTCACTAGAATTTTAAATGATTTTTCTAAAGCATGGATTCTTGGATGGATGGAACATACAGAGTATTTTAAAAAGGCTAGGTTTTTGAAGAAAGGAGACAAAGACGGGGATAATAATTTTATTGTTAAAGCAGACTGTTATAATGTTTCTATAGAAGATTTAAATAATATTTCTGAGTTAGTAACAAAAACAGTTGACAACTTAAATCAGGTAGTGTATACTGATGGAGTTGAAGTAGTAGACAAACACAATATCAACAGCCACAATGGTGTGGCACTAAACACAAGGAAAATTAATATGCCTATTCAACCTCTATATTTAACTGGTAAATGCTATTGGGCTTCTGTCGTAGAGCCTAACAGCACGTTTGAACCTGCTTGGCAAGTTGATCTCTGCCTTGATGCAGATACCAAAGCTTTAGTAGAAGGTGCAGGTCTGAATGTACGCAACAAAGAAGATGAGCGTGGTGAGTTTGTCACGTTGAAACGTAAGGTGCAGGGTAAGAACGGTCCACGTTCAGCACCTACGGTAGTGGATTCCCAAAACAATCCTTGGGATAAGAAACTTATTGGGAATGGCAGTGTGGTTACAGTAAAGGCACTTCCCTTTGAGTGGAACTATGCAGGTAAGGCAGGTGTGTCTGCTGATCTTGCAGCAGTTCAAGTTGTTGAGTTGGTTGAGTATGCTATGGATAAAGACTTTGATGTTGTGGAGGGTGGCTATATTAATAACGCTGCCTCTGAGATGTCAGATGATATTCCGTTCGGCAACTAGGTAAAGGTGGGGTGCTACATTTTTTTTGCAAAATGGTTCGTGTAGCACCCCAATCCTATTATGAAAAATATTAATACAATAGTAGAAGATATCTATGAGTTATTTAATCTCACACCTATAGAACGTGATGAGAAAGAAGTAGATGATCTCATAGATAACTTTGGTGAGATGCTTAAGGTTCACATCAAAGAATTTATGTACAGCAAACCAAGGGACAGTGGAAATCTTAGGCTGTCTGCAATAGGAAAGCCTGATAGGCAACTATGGTATGATGTTAATACAGAAACAACAGAAGAACAACTACCACCAAGTACACGCATTAAATTTCTATATGGATATATTCTTGAAGAACTTCTACTACTCTGTGCATCCATAGCAGGTCACACAGTAGAAGCGCAACAGAAAGAAGTTACAGTAGAAGGAGTACTGGGTCATCAGGATGCAGTTATTGATGGGGTTCTGGTTGATTGTAAGTCTGCTTCTGGATTCAGCTTTAAAAAGTTTGAGTCTAATACAATAGCTGACGACGATCCCTTTGGATACATGGCACAGATATCTGCCTATGCTCAAGCCAATGGTATAGCTGAAGCAGCCTTTCTTGTTATAGATAAATCTACTGGTAAGATTTGTTTAACACCAGTACACTCTATGGAGATGGTCAATGCTAGTAGCAGGATTAAGCACCTTAAAGAAGTGGTTAAAGGAAGTAGTGTACCTTCTAAGTGCTATGCTGCTGTTCCTGATGGGAAGTCTGGTAACCTTAAGCTTGCTGTTGGTTGTGTTTATTGTAGACACAAGAGTATGTGTTGGTCTGATGCTAATCAAGGTAAAGGGATACGTACTTTTAAGTATTCAAACGGTACACGAGAGTTGGTTGAAGTTGTTAAGACGCCTGACGTTGAAGAAGTAACTGCTTAAATGCACTGGAAATATAGTAAGAAACCTAATCCAAAGAAACACTTTGGCTTTGTCTATCTTATCACAAATAAGAAGACAGACAAAGCTTATGTAGGTTGCAAGCAGTATTGGCACCCAGTGAAAAGAAAGAAGGGTAGTACTGCACCAACCAAGAGAGAATCTAATTGGCTTATTTATATGGGTTCTTCTAAGTCACTGTTAGAAGATATTAAAAAGTTAGGCAAGAGAAGTTTTAAGTTTGAAATTATAGCTGAGTTTAAAAATAAAAGAAGCCTGAAATACTACGAGCTATACTACCAGATGAAATATAATGTACTGTCTTCTGTCTTAGAAGGTACAGATGAAGCAGCATATTATAATAACTATGTAGGTGGTAAGTTCTATAGGCCAGTACAAGAGTTTGAGGATGAACCAACAAAATATAAATAATATACTAGAGTTACAAGAGGAAAGTAAAAAAGATTCAAGCAATATTTTATTCTTATCTGTTATATACCAAGCTCTATTAGATGCAACTAAGTCTAAAAGTATTACTGAATCAAGTAGTATTACATCTCTAAGAAGAGAAGCTACCAATTGGTTCTTCGCTTCTATAGGTGTGACCAGTGAAAACTTTGAATTTATATGTGACTACGCTGACCTTAATCCTAATAAGGTTAGGGACTTTGCATCTTATGTTATTAATTCAGACAATAATAAAGAAGTAAGACATAAACTAAATCTTTTACTAAGGAGAAAAGAACTTGAATAAACATTTGAATGATGTTAATATGACGTATAAAGAACACTTCTTTTTTTCCATCACTATGTTAGGAGAAGGTATATCAGTTGGGCTGACGTTGATAATCCACGCTGTGTTCCCGTGGCTGTTTACAAATAACTTTTCAAATTGGATTGAGTCTTGTAGTAGAAAGCTTAAAAAAGCTAAAAGGAAGTAGGCGTGAAGTGGATGGCTGAAGAAAGAGATCACTATATTTTGAGGCGTATTAAAGAACATAGGAAAGAAGCTGCGGATAAAAAAAGAATGGCTGAAGAACAGATTGCGAGTAAGATTCTTAGTAAAGCTTTAGATATGCAAGTAGGGGGTACTCACTACAAAGATTGTAAGATACAACCTGTAGAATATATCCATGCTAACGACCTTACCTTCCTCGAAGGGAATGTTATTAAGTATATCACACGTCATAAAACAAAGGGTGGTGAAGCTGACATACGTAAAGTAATTCACTACGCACAGATGATACTACAAATGGAATACAATAAAGGAGACTAACTACATGCCTCAGATGACCCACCTTGGCATCAACATCAACCCCGCACAAGATCATTTGTTTGATGAGCTTGGTATTGCTAGGCTCAAAGAATCTTACATGATGGATAATGAGTTGTCTCCGCAAGAGAGATTTGCTTTTGTATCTAAAACATTTTCTACTGATAACGATCACGCCCAAAGACTTTATGACTATGCTTCTAAGCACTGGCTGTCTTACTCTACTCCTATACTATCTTATGGTAGGTCCAAGCGTGGACTGCCTATCTCGTGTTACCTTAACTACATTGATGACACCGCTGAAGGATTAGTAAACAATCTATCAGAGACTAACTGGCTGTCCATGTATGGTGGTGGTGTAGGTATTGGCTTTGGTATTCGTTCTGCTGATGACAAGTCTACGGGTATGATGCCACACCTGAAGATGTATGATGCCTCTAGCCTAGCCTACCGTCAGGGACGTACACGTAGGGGTAGCTATGCTGCTTACCTAGACATTGATCACCCTGATATACTATTGTTCTTGGAAATGCGTAAGCCTACTGGTGATCAAAACTTTAGATGCTTGAACCTCCATCATGGTATTAATATTAGCAATAAGTTTATGCAGCTTATTGAAGATTCTATGACTGATCCTAATATAGATGATAGCTGGCATCTACGTGATCCACATACAAAAGAAATTAAAGAAACTATCTCAGCAAGGGATATGTGGCAGCGTATCTTGGAGATGCGTATGCAAACAGGCGAGCCATACCTACACTTCATTGATACATCTAATGAGAAGATGCCGGTATGGTTGAAGCAGCTTGGCCTAGAGATCAACCAGTCTAACTTATGCTCAGAGATTATACTACCTACTAATAAAGATCGCACTGCTGTATGTTGCTTGTCTTCTCTTAACCTAGAATACTTTGATGAGTGGTCTAAGGATAAGGGCTTTCTTAAAGATATCTTGGAGATGTTGGATAATACTTTGAGTAAGTTTATTGAAGATGCTCCTGATAGTATTAGCCGTGCTAAATATTCAGCAATGCGTGAGCGTAGTGTAGGTGTAGGTGCCTTGGGTTTTCATGCTTACCTACAGAAGAAGGGTATGCCATTTGAATCTGCCTTGGCTAAGTCTTCAAACATGAAAATGTTTAGACACATTAGATCAGGGCTTGACTCAGCCAACCTTGAGCTTGGACGTGAGAGAGGTGAAGCTCCTGACGCTGAAGGTACAGGACTAAGGTGTAGTCATGTCATGGCTATTGCACCTAATGCTTCTTCCTCTATTATTATGGGCAATACCTCTCCATCTATTGAACCGTGGAGAGCTAACGCCTACAGACAGGATACCTTGAGTGGTTCTTTCTTAAATAAAAACAAGTTCTTAGATAAGCTTATTAAAGACAAGTGTGAAAAGAATACTAACTTAAACTATGATCGTATCTGGTCATCAATCATTGCTAATGATGGTTCAGTGCAGCACCTACGCTGCTTGGACGACCAAGAGAAAGAGATATACAAGACTTCTATGGAGATTGATCAGCGGTGGGTGATTGAACATGCTGCTGATAGGCAGGAATACATTGATCAGTCTCAGTCACTCAATGTTTTCTTTAGGCCAGATGCAAACATCACCTACCTACATGCTGTACACTTCATGGCATGGAAGAAGGGGGTCAAGACTATGTACTACTGCCGCTCTGAAAAGATTGGTAAGGCTGACAAGGTATCACGTAAGATTGAACGGGAGATTATACAGGAGATTGATATGGAAGCACTTGCTTCTGGTGAGGAGTGCTTGGCCTGTGAAGGTTAGCATGATATACAAGTGGTACTGTTATCTAAGATCAAAAGGATACGGAATTTTTACTAGCATATCCTGTGCTATGTGGAACAGCCGCTATCCTTTTGATCACGAAGATGACAT